CGCAGGTAACTACACTAAGCCTGAGATGCGCAAGCGCATATTCAACAGTGTTAAAGCCGCCGCAGTGCAGGGTACGGCGGCAGGTCAATGGTCGGCTCGCAAAGCACAACTTGTTGCTAAACGATATAAAGACGCAGGTGGAGGTTACAAATGAGCAAAACAAAACCCCATTATTTGCCTGACGGTAAGTTGTACAAAGGTGAGACACACAAAACCGGCAGCAAGCTGATGACTGGCGCAAAGCACACACCGGCTAGCAAAATGCTTACGCACACACCACCGAAGAAGAAAAAATGAAAGCCCCGCAACAGTCCCTAAAAAACTGGGGCGACCAAAAATGGAGGACAAAAAGTGGTAAAAAATCTAGCGTTACTGGTGAACGATATTTGCCAGAGGCTGCAATCAAGAATCTTAGTCCTGCTGAGTATGCTGCAACGACCAAAGCCAAGCGGACAGGAAAAGCCGCCGGAAAACAATTCGTAGCACAGCCTAAAACGGTTGCCGCAAAAACCGCAAAGTATCGTTAATTTGACCAAAGGAATTTAATATGCCCGCAGCCGCACTTGCCTTCAGCCCTCTGGGCCTCACGGTAACATTTACCGCAGCTAGTTCTGTCCCGACGTCTGCGCAAGCTCCGTCTTCCGCCCCTACTACACGGCCAGCGTATCAGTACAGAATACATAACGTAGGAGCAGAAGTTGTGTTGCTAGGTGTTGGAGTAGACAATGCAACGGCTGTAGCTAAGGCAGCGTCGATTGGCGCGGGTGCAGTTCCGCTTGCTCCGGCTTCTGTTACGGTTCTTGGATTCCCAGCAGGATCATTCTTTACTGGCAAGACCGCTTCCGGTACTTCGGTAGTGTATGTGACACCCGGAGAAGGATTGTGATATGGCAACGACGCGAGATTTAGAAGTTCAGTTTACTACGCACGAAGCAGTTTGTGCGGAGCGGTATAACACGTTTATAGCCCGTGTTGACCGGTTAGAGAAACTGCTTATCAAAGCAGCGGGCACCCTCATCATGGGGATGGCGGGTGTCATTATTGCAGTTGTAACCAAAGGAGTTTGATATGCCCGGAATGATGATGAAAGAAAAGAAGCCTATGTCTTACAAAGCTGGGGGCGCGGTTAAAAAACCGATGTCTTACAAAGACGGGGGTAAAGTAATGAAAGACAAAGAGAAAAAATCTATGCCACCTAAAGTTCTTGCCATGATGATGAAGAGCAAAAAATGAGCACGATGTTTATTCGGGTCAAGGCAGACGGGTTCATCTACGACTTCAACCCAATTCTCGCAAAAAATCCTGAGTGTGAAGTTGTGTCTGAAGAGGTCGCGTATCCAGAGCGATTTATACCGCCCGCTGCTGTGCACCGAATTGCAGAGGGGGATAAGTCTACCGGACGCAAAAAGAAAAGTACGCTTGATCTAACGACTGCGGAAATTCCTGAAGCTCCGCCGTATACCCCTCCCGAGTTGGCCGAAGAAGCTGCTAGAGGAATGCCAAAATGACACCGAGCGAAGTCATCACCGAAGTTAGGCGTTTGATACAGGACACCAAGACTACGTTTCGTTATAGCGACGCAGTTCTTACGGGTTTTGTAAATCAGACAATCAAACGTATGGTGCTGCTTCGCCCGGATTTATTCACGACGATTGGTGATATTCCGCTCACTACGTCTACTGTGTTCCAAAATTGTCCCGCAGGTGCAGTTCGGTTGGTAGAGATTTTTAACGTCAAGGGCGGGGACGCAATAGTTGAAGTGTCGCGCAAGACACTCAACGAAAACTACCCTAACTGGGTAACTGAGCCGCCAGATGTGCCGATAAATTTTATGCGGCATGTGCGCAACCCGACAAACTTTTTTGTGTATCCAGCACCGGTTGCAAGTACAATACTGGTAGGCGAGTACGTGGCTTCCCCCGTAGTGTTTGCGCTCAATGACACGATCACCCTCCCCGATGCGTACTTTACTGTTCTTGTAGACGGCACAGTATTTTTAGCCGAGTCTATTGATAACGAGCACGTAAATTCTGGGCGTGCTAAATTGTTTCAAGATTCTTTTGTACAGACTCTGGGCGTTAGTTTGCAATCCCGTGTCATCACAGACACAGAAGAGGGCGGACTTGATCCGCGACAGGTGGTCTAATGTCTACTAGAGATTTTTCTACGCTTGTTTCGAGGCTACAGCCGAGTGTGCCCGGATGCCCACGCCCCACAGTTATTCAGTACATACGTGACTCAGCTATCAGAGCTTGCGAAAAAACTTTGGCGTACCGGTATCAACAGCCTGTGTTTAATCTGACACCCGGCACATGTTTGTATACGTACCGCAAACCTTCTGACACACAGGTTCATATTGTGTTTAGTTCTTTGATGAACAACCAAACCCTTGAGCCTTTGACGCTAGATAAAGCGTTGATGTTGTATCCTGAATGGGCGGATAAGTACACTACAAACCAAGACATTGCAGAGTTTGGTTCAGAGCCACGCTCTATCGCACAGATTTCCCCTGACCAATTTATAGTGCTGCCGTTGCCGGATGCAGAGCGTACGTACACCATGAGGCAGTTTTACGCCCTCAAACCTACACGTTCTGCTACAGCTATGGACGATGTAGTGTTCGATGATCTTGAGGATGTCATCGTGCATGGTGCATTGCAACAACTACTGGTGCTGCCCAATGCGAATTGGTCTGATCGTGAGTTAGCTGCGTACCATGCTAAACAATTTGCGTCACAGACCGCAGAGCGTAGAGCACGGGCAAACTTGAGCAATTCTCGCGGCATGTTCCGTGTTCAGATGCAGCCTTTCGGAGCCTGATATGTCCACAATTAAACTTGTACGTGATGATACTGGCCCGCAACTCCGGCTCACACTTACTGATTCACTCACTGGTAGCGCCGTCGATTTAACGGGGGCAACGGTCACTCTGCACCTTCGTGCAGTTGACACAACAACCGTTTTAGTAAGCCGTAACGCCACCATCACTGCTCCTCTTACGGGAGTTGCCGTTATAGTTTGGCAGGCTACAGATTTAAACCTTGCTGCTGGTGAGTACGAGGGCGAAGTCGAGACTTTGCTAGCTTCCGGTTTGCGAGAGACAATTTTTGATCTGTTGCAATTTACTATTCGAGAAGATTTCACATGAAGTTAAGAACTTCGATCAGCCCTATTCGGCTACGTTTGGGCGTGTTGTCCAAACGCTTAGCTACGGCTGCTCTTGGAGTTCGGCTGCGGACGGTTGTGCTTTCCAAAAGACTTGCTGTTGCAGTTGGGGATTTTATAAAATTTTTAATTCTCACAGACACAGCAAGCACTGCTGACGCTTTAAGTCGCACAGCAAGTAAGCCGTTGAGTGACTCTGTAGCAGCATCTGAAAGCATCGGCGTTGTTCCTAACAAGAGTCCTATCGACGGGGTAGCAACTTTTGATGACGGGCTGTACTTTGACCAAGATTACGTAATTGGAGCACCCAGCGCTCAAACATATACTTTAGGAACGCAGATCATACTTGAAGTTTCTAAACCTATTACCGATCCTGTGTCCACTGTTGATGCTAAAGCAATTTCGCTTCAGCGTAGTTTTTCTGAGAGCACTAATGTTACCGACGATATAAACGGAGCGTTGTCAGAAGATGATCAGTTGATTGAGTTCTTTAAATCACTGGAAAATCAAGCGGCTCTGGTAGATGCAGATCGTAAGTATGTGATGTCAAAAATACTGGCCGAGATTCCTGCGGCGGCTAGTTCCGGTACGCTGTATAGTCAAGGCTACACTGTTGATATGAGTTATTTTTTAGAAGATTATGTGGGCGAGTCCCGCGCTTTTTCATAGAAGGAAGTTGTGATGAACAAAATTGAAAACCTCCGCTCGCGTGGTCGTCTTAGTATCGTAGTTACAGATCAACACGGGTACGCAAAAGAAAAACGTGAGATTGATAACCTTGTTGTAAACGCAGGGTTGGCCTACATCATTAGCCGCATGGTCGGTGTTGCCAAGGCCGTAATGAGCCATATGGCTGTGGGGTCAGGCACAACTCCTGCTGCGGCAGCAAACACCGACCTAGGCAATCTGTTAGGCAGTCGTAAAGCTTTGACCAGCACCACGATTAGCGGCGCTAACAATGAAAGCGTTGTCTACGTAGGTACATTTAATCCGGGTGAAGGTACAGGAGCAATCACAGAAGCGGGTGTTTTTAATGCAGCGTCTAGCGGAGACATGCTATGCCGCACAGTTTTTGCAGTTGTGAACAAAGCTGCCACTGATACAATGGTGATCACTTGGACGATTACGTTGTCGGCAGTGTAAGGAGTAACACATGGCAAGTATTACTACACGGGCTGGTAAAGGCTCTCCGCTGACAAATGCGGAGCTTGATGCCAACTTTAATAACATCAACGCGCAACTTTCAACTGCTGTTATTACGGGCGGCACGATTGACGGCGCGACAATTGGTGCTACCACGGCAACTACAGGTAAGTTCTCCCAGCTTGATGTAGACAATCTTCGACTCGATGCCAACACAATCATTAGCACCGATACAAACGGCAACATCACTATCACGCCTAACGGCACTGGTTCAGTTGCCATCAGTAAGCTCAGCGTATCCGGTGTAGCAACACTTGCCGCTGGGGCTATTCTCGGGACTCCGGCATCTGGAGACTTTAGCACCGGCGCTTTTACATTTCCAACATTTAACCAAAACACCACGGGCACAGCAGCCAATGTCACCGGTATAGTGGCGCTT